TACAAGGGTCATCAGCATCCTTCAACTCGTCTTTGCATCCGCAGTCGCTACTCAACTCCTCTTTTACTTCCTCCTCCATATCAATCTGCAACTCTAAAGGTTGCAAAGTCTTGAAGTATAAGTTAAGGCTCACCTCATTCACCGCAAGGATGTCATCACAAGCATCTAATATCAACTCTTGGATAGGTCTAACAACTGTGTTGTGGAATAAGAGACTTGCAGTCTTCAATTCATCAGCATTGTTACCCAATCCTGTATTGTCCTTAATACCCATCAACATAGGTGAAGTAACCCTATGGGCTACCATCAACTTACGCATACTCTCATCTGCCAAGAATTGGTACTGCTCACTTGCATCCGATAATTGTACAGGCTCAATACTTGCAGCCATCTCTTTGTTATCGTTAAATGCCAAGATGAACTTACCACTATTAGATGAACCGCTAAACTTCTGTATGATTCGTCTCTCTATAAGCTCACGCTCTTCCTCCGTTGGTACACCATTGTTGAAGTTAATCAACATACTTGGCGATAAGCCGTTCTTAATGTTGTTGATGTGGTAGTTTGCTACCTCCTCTTCTAACTCTGCATAAGGTAGTCCCCCTTGATAGTCTACAGGTGAGTAGTAGTAGAATCCACTACGATAAGGTTTGATACAATAAATCTCAAGACCCTCACCTTTCTCACCGTGACCAAACGCAGGGATGCGTACAGGCTCAAAGCCTCTCTTGCGAATCTTTGTCCAATCTTTAGAGTAGTAGTAACCACATACATCACCATCCTCGTTCATCTTCTCAAAGCGTAAGGTCTCAATAGGCATATGCTCTACTTGTACAATCTTACTCTTGTCTTTATTGTAGATGACTTGGAATGCTGCTTGACCCATAGCCTTCAAATCAAAGGTCACCTTCCTCATACAAGTGCGAGAGAACAGAGACTTCATCTGTGCATATTGGTCTGGCTTTCTTTGAGCATCGGTAGCGTATAGCCCCTTGCCGTAGATAAGCTCACTCATACCATTTATAATGGCATTGTTTGTAGCACTACCATTATACCTGTCTATAAGGTATTGGAAGTAATTATTGTCCTCGCCATAGGCTACCCACTGCTTACGATTGTCTTCTACAACCTGTGGGGTAGTATGCGTTGCAAGGTTTACGATGCGTATATTGCTCATCGGTAAATGTATTGATTATCATTATCAGTGTCCTCGTAATAGGTGAACTCACCATTGTTGACACTAAACTTCTCAAGGTCGGTTTGATTCGTACAATAAACCTTACCTCTATATATCTCGTTAGAGCCTGTTATTCTTATGGTGTAATACTTACCCTCTACGAATGTATAAGAAGGTGTTATATGCAAGTAATTCGCCTCCTTCGTAGCCGTTAGAGACTCCGTAGCGGACACATTGGTTTCCTCATCTGTAATCTTAACAGATACACTTGTATCAAACGCTCTTGGAACGAAATATATCTTCTTGTCTGTTGTAGTTACTATATGCATAATAGGTTAACCACCAAGAGGTATAAGTGTTATATCAAAAAGAAAGGGCAACCCCGAAGAGCTGCCCTAACCAAACCAAAACACCTATGTCAAGTGCCGTTGCTAATATACTACTTAATTACGAAGTAACAATAGTATCTGTAGCTGAAGTCATTCCTGCGAATGGGTTGCCATCAGTTGCTCCTGCGATGAAGTTAGCAGCACTTACTTCCATAGCGTTGAAGGTAAGAGTGTAACCACTCATATCTCCCATAGCTGCTCCAGAGGCAATAGTACCACCTGTTACATCTGCTCCGTGTTCACGACCTACCAAGTAAGCGTTGCCGTTGTAGTCCTCTACAATAATGTGAGGTCTGCCGTAAGCCAATAACTTGATTTCGTTGTTATCCTCCTTGCTCAATTGAGGCAAAGAAAGGCTAACCGCTTGGTCAAAGAATACTGTTCCGTTCTCACGAGAAGCGTTAATAGTTTGCTCTACACTTGATGTGCCTTTCAGCTCATACTTGTAGGCATCAAATGTTCCTGTCATATCAGTAACCTCATCGGATGTAACAGAGATAGTTCCTAAATCACCGAAGTCTACAAAGTAAACCGCTTTAAGACCACCTACTGATTCACGACAAGGTAACGCACGACCTTTTGTTAAATCACAAGCCATAATTTCTTTTATTTTTTTATAAAAAAGGGCAGACAAGCATATGCCTACCTGCCCCTTCAATTATTAACTAAACTAACTCTTATGAGTATAGTACGATGTCAGCACCAATTCCGTATTGTACACCTGCGGTAAAACGCATTACTACACGAACATTTTGTGAACCATCAAGGTCAGCCATATCAATTAGCTTCACCTCGTTGTGGTCAGCTAACAAACCTGTACCGAAGAACAAGTTAGACTTCTGTGCTGCTACCATTGTATTGTCGCTCAATCCAGAACATACGAACAATTTAACACCATCAAAAGCAAGGTCACCACCATTGAACCAAGTAGTACCTTCGTTGTTTACACCATTAGCACCCAAACCTGAAGCACCGAATCCACCCAAAGCACGGATGTAAGCACGAGCAACATTAGATGCTACATAGATGTATAGGTCTTCTTTTCCGTATACTGCGGTAGAGATAGCATCAACTACTTTACCCAATTCAGTAATAACATTAGCAGCAGAAACAGTAGTACCTGTTACATCTACAACTGTTGCATCAGCAGCCAATAGAGCTTCAAATCCGTTGAACTCACCTGCGTTAGCAGTTGCACCTTGCCAAATGTTCTCTTCAGTCTTCTGTGCTACTTTAGCAGCGATGTGACCGATTAAGAAATCAGCGAATGATGGAGGAAGGCTATCAAAAGCCGAGTAACCCATTTGGATTGCTTCCCAATCGTTGTGGAAATCTTTCTTACATAATTCCAAGTTTACTTGGAACTCTTCTGGTTGTAGGATACGCTCTGCAAGAGTAACTGTGCTTTGGTCAGCGAAGTCACACGCAGCGTCTTTTACCAATGCGTTAGTAGAAAGAGTTTTCATTACCTCTTTGAACTTTACATTTGGTTTTACAGTAATACCGCCACCTTCAATAGTGTCGGCTGATAACAATGCGGCAGAGATGTATTTTCCTGCAAACTCTCCTGCATATGTAGTTGTGATTGATGTAGCCATCTTTCTATTTATTTAATTATTGATTGTTGTTATTGTTTATGATAATCGTGATAGTTGCTTAATCAACGAGTCTACCTCTTGTATTTGGTCTTTAACCATAGCCATTTGTTGCTCTACCTCACGAGGTAAGTCTACACCCAAATCTTTAGCTTGTTGCTCAATTTGGTTTTTCATTGGATTCATTCGCACCAATGCTTTACCTGCAACATTAAGGTCATTGATTCCTTCTTTAGCAAGTTGCTCTACCTTACTTAATGCTCTTCTATAAGCACCAAAAGATTCTTTAGCTTGTTGCTTAAAGTCATCCATAAGACCCAACTCAACCTTAACCTCTTCGGATAGTTCAGTAGACTCTTGAGCAACCTCTTGAGATTTAGCAGATAACTCTGCCCAAATAGATTCTACTTTCTTCATTATCCTAATTTGTTAAAGATTCTTGATAGAGTATCTCCCTTTGCTCCTTTAGAGAATTGGTGCATCTCTACAGGCTTCGTGTCTGGAGAATGCTTGATAGGCTTGGCAGCAGGTTCGTCAGTAGACATCTCTACTTCCTCTTCCTTCACTTCTTCCTTAACCTCTTCAGCCATCTCTTCTTCTTTAGGAGACATCATTGCTTTGATTTCTTCAATCATAGCCTTCATCTCTTCTACTGCGGCAGATAGTTCTTCTTTAGTAGCGTAGCTCATCTCTTCCTCTTTAGGCTCTTCTTCAGCTTGTTCTACTTCTTCAGCAGGTGCTTCTTCAGCCTGTGGCTCTTCACCTGCATCGCGCATCTCTGCAATGACACCTTCTTCTGCTACTACAAGGATACGACCATCTTCAAGTTCGTACTCACCTACAGGTAGAGCAATCTTCTCATCTTCAGTAACGATGAATACCTCTTGGTTGGCTTCAAACGCTTCTGCTTCAATAGTAGTGCCGTTCTCTAACTTCATAGACTCTAACTTAACCTCGTCTTGTAGGTTAAGCAGTTCCATAATCTTTCCTAATGTTTCTTGTGATTTCATATCTTGTTATTTGATATTATTGTAAGTGGGTTCGTATCTTTTACGCAAAGCATCTGCTTTATCAAGAATTTGTTTTAAGTCTTGAATTACATTATCCGCTCCCAACTCTTCCGCTAATTTCATTGCATTTTTTGCTTGAGCGGGTACATTTGCCGCTACAACAATAAGACCATTGCTCATACGCTTTGCAATACCACTTAATTCGCTATCAGCATTTTTAAGCATATCTGCACCATCTTGCAATAATTTTGATATATCACTAATCTTATTTAATGCAACTTCGTGTTGAGCCAACTCCACCTTCTCGGTAGAGAGCTTTGCGAATACCGCCTTTTCAGTTTTGCCTTGTTTCATATTAAATAGCCTTTAGAGCGGAAACTGCCGCCTTACCATTCTTGCTCATATCACGAAAAGCCATCTTCATCTGTTTGAGATTGCTTAATACATTCTTCGCTTTATTTACTTCATCGTTAATCCCCAACTCTTTTGCTTTTGATTGAAAGTCTTTAAGTTGCTTTTCTTTCTCAACGATTTCTTTGTAAACTCGCTCTGCATCGTTCGTTCCTTTCTCAACCATCTTTAGGGCTTGTTGAATATAAGATGTGTCAAAAGGGATGCTTCTTACGAAGTCCATAACATCATCTGCTACGCTCAACTCAACCTTCTCTGGTTGCTCGGCTAATTTAGCCATCACCTTATGTAGCGATATTCTTTTCATATTATGTTAATTGTTTAAGTGTGTTTCCGTTAGATTTTGTCTAATGACTTCAGTTTGCTTTCCGCCCATCTCTTGGCACTCTTGCCACCCCATAGTAGATAGCTAATATATCCGCAAGACTTTGTGTCACCTTCTTCATAGTATTCCTCTGCTCTACTCAAGTAGCTATACATACGCTTAATAGTCTCAACACTTATAGCCTCACCTTTGGCTAACTGCTGCGCTCTAACCTTACCTACCTGTGTTGCACACTTGTTATTCACCTTCTCGTTTAAAGCAATACCCCTCTTTGCATTGTTGCGTACCGAAGTGGGGTAATCCTTGTAGGATTCTAATTCAGTACGCTTACCCTTTTTTGTGCGGAGGTCGTTCTTAATGATTGCCTTGATAGCATTGAGTTGCTCCTCTGCTTTGTCCTCCTCTGGGTCTTGTTTAGATGCCTCTACCTTGTCAACGAAGTAACCCTCAATGCTAAAGCCTTTGACCTTACCACTCTTCACATAGTCGTTCCAAATCTCATCGTTGTGAACCTTCATACTAACCATCCAAGTGCCTACAGGTAAATTCATACCATACATCTTGCTCTTGTCTTGCTCACCTTCAATAATCCAACTCTCTACAACACTCAAGCCTGTAATGTCTATTTGGTGTTCTAATGTGGCTTTGTTTTGGTTGCCGTTGATGAAGAACAATTCACTTGCCTTTCTAACCGTGTCTTGCGAGAAGTAGATGTAATACTCATCTTCACCGCTTCTACGATAGATAGGCTTATTAGGTACAAGAGCTGCACCCAATAGAACACGCTTGTCCTCGTCAATGGTTTTTAATTCTACACGCTCCTCTTCCTTGAGGGCTACGAAGTCCTCCTCTATAGCAGGGGCTTCTACGATACTGATGGCTTGGATACCTGCTTGGAGGCTCTCCTCATCTAATAATAGTTCTACGATTCTCATTATGGGAATGATACTTGGTTAATTCTATTTCTATCTAATTCTTGTTGTGAGGTAACATCACTACCTACTACATATGCTCTCATAGGGTTCGCTTGTAGCGATTCCAATATAGCGTTTTGACCCGATGCACCTACTATATTAAATTGTGGTGAGGTGCTTGGTGCAGTAGGTGTTTGTATGTTCGTGTCTACACTACCACTCGCTTGGAATTGTTGCCTTGCAATGGTAGCTATCTGTGCTGCACCTGTCGCTGCTGCAATACCTGCCTCAACAAACTGCGCTCCTGTAGCTAACTTAACAGGGTTACCTCCTGCCGTAAGTGCCGCAGTAACGGCTTGTGCAGTATTAACTACCGCTTGGCTAATACCAAGTGCCTTATTTATTTTAAAGGCTTTCTTTGCTTGTTCTTCGTTGCCCGATAAGAATGCTTGTGCAAGGTCATTAAGTGCGCCTATGGCATCACCTGTCATCTGTAGTCTTGATTGTTGAACCTCTTGCTCAAGTTCTCGTCTCTTTTTCGCCTCTTCACCCTCTTGAGCAGTACGCTCTGCATTCAAGACATTGATTTCGCTAACCATATCTTGATAGGCTTGTGTACCTTCCTTGTATTGAGACTTCTGTAATTCTAACGAGGCAAGTCTGCTATCGTACAACTTCTTGTTTAACTCCTCCTCAAGAGTTAACTGCTTTTTTAAATTGGTCTCTGCTTCAATAGC